ATAGCCTGTTAAATTTGGAATGAAATGCAATTTTTTAGAATCACCAAGTTTAATTGCAGAAATAAAAGCTTCTTTAGACATTGGTTCTACTTCGTGAATCTTACATTGTTTTTCATACCCTTTGTAGGCATCACCATCCCAAATATGGCATCCATTTTCAACCAAATACTTAATATTTGTATCTCCTTTTAAAAACCATAGTAACTCAGTTACCATAGTTTTCCAAGCCATTTTTTTAGTAGTCAACAACGGAAACCCATCCCTCATATTATGATGAATCATGTACCCAAAAATCGACTTTGTACCTGTTCCGGTACGGTCACTTTTTTCAACCCCATACTCCAGTATGTCCTTTAAAAGCGCTTGGTATTGTTTATCCAATTTATTCATATCCGTATATACACTTTTTATTTTACATTTTAGAACCTACCTCTTGATAGGCCTCCGCTAGCAAATCAAGAGCCGCAGCAATCTTCTCACTCACATTTTTATCCAGCTTTGCTACCGGATGTTGCAACAGATGATCATCCATCGTACACATCAACACGTGTAGCCTGTCTACCATCTCGTGGTAGTAACCTGAATTAAGAGTTGGTTTGCTCATTGGTTTGTTCCTCATATGGATTTCTATCAAATTTTAGTCCCCACATCAAGCTTACCCAAGCCATCTCGGTTTCGGCTATTTTTTTATTCATTTTAAGGTTTTTTTTCAAATATTCTACTCCCCAATCTTGCCACTCGGTGTTTTGTTCGGGGCTCATAGTCCATTGAGTATACCAATCATCTTTACGATCTTTAATATCATCGTACGTTACTTGGTGTCCTGCAATAATAAACATTTGGTTAATCAAGTCAATTACTGCTTGACGACGTTTTTGTTCTATGCTTAGTCTCATTTTAGTTTTAATCTAAATTAGAAATTGATTCGGGATATTGAACAATATGAATTAGTGTGTCTATACTTTTTGATTTTAGAGCATCGGTTGGTTTTCTTTCACCGCTAAAAAAATCAATGTATTGGGTTGTTGGTATTGCGTACCATAATTCTTGATATGGATTATACCAAAATACGTAGTTATATAAGTTGTCCATCATTTTTATCGTATATACGGATTAAGGGTGTGGGTGTGTCTGCGCAAGCTTGCTTAATTAGTTTTTAAATAATTTACTAAACTGTCTATATCTTTTTTTATTGCTTCTGCACCGTTTTTCCAATTGGCGGGGCATACTTCTCCCACTTCTTGTACGTGTGTATAAGCGTCTATTAAACGTAGGTATTCATTTACATTGCGTCCCAATGGCATGTGGTTTATACTTTCATGAAACACTATACCATCCTCGTCGACTAAATATGTTGCTCTATAGGTTACATTATCACCCTCTTTTTGATACCAAAACATTTCATTGTAGTCTAAAATATCTAATGTTTTGGCTAGTATTCGAGTTGTATCTGCTAGAATTGGATATGTAACACCTTCAATACCACCTTTGTCTTTTGGAGTACGAAGCCATGCTTGGTGTGCTTCTACACTATCACAACTTGCTCCAAATACCATTGTATTACGGGCTTCAAATTCGGGTAGTGCTGCTTGAAAAGCATGTAGTTCGGTTGGGCAAACAAATGTAAAATCTTTTGGGTACCAAAATAACAATATCTTTTTACCCTGTTTCTTAGCTTCCTCAATAATGTCAATATGTTCATCAACATAATTTGCTGCTTTAAGGAATGCTAACGGAAATTCTTTACCTACTAACATAATTTTTTATTTGTTGTAATATACTAATAATTTTTTAATTAACCAAACTTAGGAATGAATATATATTATTTTTTATTTCTTCTGTTGAGTAATTTATTTCTTTTACTTTTTCGTTTTTGATCCAATTTTCTACTTTCCAATCTTTTGTTTCATTCACATCTAACCTAATCCATAGAAATGGTCCTGTTACGTGAGTAAATTCGGTTGCTAATTGATTATCTTTATACAGTTTAACTTGAGTATCAAATTGATAAGCACTATTTGTTATAATTAAATAAATAACATTTTCGTCTTTATCATCACGAACAAAATCAAGCCACCAATCTCTATGTTTTAATCCAGGAATTAAATTACTTCCATTTGATGAGATACCATACCAAGGATTTGTAAATATTTTTCTAGCAGGATCATTTAAAATAATATCTTTGTCTCCGAAACCGGTTTCAAAGAATACTTTACTAAAAAATGATTCTAAACTATATCCTGTCCCACAATATTTAAGATATTCTTTAGTTGTTTTGAATTGTTCTAATTTAGAATAAAAATAATCTATATTACCAGCAAACATACTTGAGGCAGGTAAAAATACAGTTCCAGAGTACTCAGTCATAAACCAAGTATTTTTATTTAGGAAATCTGTTTCAATTAAATTGTTTTCTAGAAAATTATGTTCCTCAATATTTAGAAAACTATCTGAATCAGCATATATAAAATGGGTATATTCCTTAGATTTTAAGAAATATAAAGCATTTTGAATATTCTTTAATACAGCAAATGAATGTTTACCTATTGTATTTCCCCAATTTGATTGATATAAGAATTCAGGACAACTATAGTAGTAAGTTACATCCGAGTACTTATCAAATTTAAGAATATCATTCTCATCTGTGTAGATAGAGTATTTGGCTGCTTTTTGAATATCTGGGTTGAGTGGGATGTGAGAAACTAAGCAAATATCATATCCTTGTTGTTTCCAACTTTCGATTGTTAATCCGAGTAAGCTATTGTCTAAATAGGTTGTTGGGTAACTTCCTATTATAACACAAATATTATTTTTATCTATCATCTATATTTTTAATTTGTAACCATTCGTTTTTAGATTCAGTACAAGCTATTTCGAATGCATCGTAATGATCTATTTTAGGGTTTGTTAATTTTAAAGTACTAACTCTATCAAGTACCTTATGATAGTAACCACGTTCGAAAGCATGTACTAGTCTTTCTTCGATTCTTTCCTCATTTGTCATAATGCAGTAATAAAATAAGTTTCACATCCACTTTGGCACCAACCATAACCACCCGGAAATTTATTAGTTAAAAATTCGTAAGCATCAATATTATCTCTAGTATCTAATCTAAGTTTTACACTAGTATGAATATTGGTTTCTCTTAATTTATCAATAATAGAATCTAAAACAGCAAATGTTTTAGGATTAATTCTGATTATTATTTCATCAAATTTAATGTTTTGATTTATATCAAAGTATAAATCTTGGTCAAAGAATAATTCTTTAAGTAATTGTTTTTCGTATACTTTAATATCTTCTTTAACGTATAATATTTTTTTCCTTTGTTTACCTATATTGAAATCAGCTAAAGCAAAGTCCCTAGCTGTATCTTGAATTGGATGATAATATAAGAAAGCAGTTGTTTGGTCAGGATTATCTAAATAAGGAAATTTTGATTCAATAAATAAACGTTCTTTTTCTATTGAAATAAAATCTTCTTGTGTTCGGCCGGGTGCTCGAGATATAGTAGTATCTGAATAGAAGTATTTGTATTGTACTCTAGGTAGATATAACCATTTACCTATTGTTTCAATGTGTCTAACTATATTAGTATCTTGTTGATACCATTTTAATGTACCATTATCAAATTCCGGAAATATATTTCGGAATGCCTTACCCATTGGCACGTAAGGGAATTTATTATGTTCTCCTGAATCGTAAAGTCCACCTCCTTGGATTTCAATCCACTCACCGTCAGCATCAACAGTATGACTTAAACAACTAATACCAGCTACCTCAGGATGTTTTAAAAATAAGTGATTATATATTTCTAAAGTTCTAGGATATAGATAATCATCACTATCTAATTGTAAAACAAATTCCCCAGAACATCCTTTTTGAGGGTTCCAATACATTTCTTTTTTACGTGTTTGGGGGAAATATTTTACTCTAGAGTCTTGAGAGCAAATATCTAAAAGTAAAGCTTCAGCACTATGTTCTTCTGAAAAGTCATCTGTAACTATCCATTCCCAATCATTATGGGTTTGATCTAGGACTTGCTTATAGATTTCTTCCACAGCAAAATCCCTTTTGTAGAACGTAGTACTAATGCTAAACTTCATTTAAACAACAGTTGTGTTGATAAATATTTAAACTTTATCTAACAAATGTCTTTCATGTGGTCTCAATTTACCAAAAGAACGATAATCTCCTTCTGGAGGTAGCATTGTTTTTGGTTCAAGCTTATCTGCTGATACTTTAGTATTGGTACCTAAATAATAGACGGGTCCGAAATAATCTTCATAAAAAGCATTTTTAGGATCATCAACATTCAAGATGCGACGTTTACCTCCCCAAGAACGAAAATCATTACACGTTACCCTAAAGTAACGATTCAGTGATTCCATGTAAATTTCTAAACAACGCGCTTCATTAAAATCATAACGAAGTTTTCCAGTAAATCCTTTTTTTTCAGCCATTGACGTAAATTGTTCCTGTATTATGTGCGGGAATGTAATAAGAAAATTCATTGGAATCAAGCCATTTGCAAACTACTTTTTGCATGTCGCTTGAATTTCCTGTGATTACTTGAATTGATTGTGAGATGATATTGTTTTCCCATAGGAAAAAATTCTCTAAAGTGTGTTCTACATCCTGGTGTTTAATACCATGTAAATCAAGTACAAATTTTGGTTTCATTTAGAAAGGCAATTCATCATCATGTGTTGATACATCCCAAGCATCACTACCATTATGTTGATAAAATTCATTAAGTGAAGCTGCTTCTTTATTGGTAATAAAACCTTCAAGATGATAGATCATCTGAATGATTTCTTCTTTATTTTCAATTACATTAACTGAAGTACCATTATTGAGTATAATATGTGTGTAACTAGGTTCAAATGTAATGTCTGAGACTGATTTAAGAGAAATAATGTGTTTAAAACTATTTCCGTATCCTGTTAGTTCTAGGAATTTCATAGTTGGTCAAATTTGATTTGGTTAATTAAATATTCAAGTTCCATTGTGGCTCCATTAAAATCTCCTTCTTCAAGTGACATTAGGATACCCATCAATTCTTTATACAAACGTTCTTTAGTTTCAGAATCCATAAGCTTGTTTTTCTAAAGCATCAATATCAATATCAAACTCATCATTGTACTCGTTCCAAGTATCTTCGATTTCTTTTTCTTCTTCAAGTTCATCTTTCCAAGCAATATTTGGAAGCAAACCTGCGTTTTCAATCAAACTCCAAATACGCTCTTTCCAAAGATCTAATTTAACACCTTCTACTTCGGCATCAAAACCTTTAGACAAAGTCAATTTAGCAATATAACCTAGGAAGTGTTGAGTCAACTCATCTAATTCACCATCAAGTTCGAAATTCGAACCATACTCTTTAGAACCATTAGTGTTGGCTTCGAACATTTTCTTAATTTCAAGCCACTTGTTTGTCAAAAATTTATTATCTTTCATAACTCTTATTTTATCTTATGGGGTAAATATACGAACAATCTTTCAGGAAACCAAATTTTTTAGATGACGTTTTTGCCATCTTTAGTAACAATAAAACTAATACTTTCAGACCAAGTACGATCATCATCAACTTCATAATCACTAAAACTTACTGCTTCAAACTTATAACCATCAATATTGATTGGAAAACTATTAAATAACTTATCAGCACTTAAACCAAAATAATCACGGCGAGCTCTAAAATAAAATCCCTCACCTTCAGGACCCATGTACCCACGAATTACAGGAACATTAATATATTCAATTGTTTTGTTGATACTATCCCAACTACTTTCCATCTCAATGTCAGCACCTTTAGTATTCAAAATACTTGCTAACGCAATAAATAACTCTTGTTTTTCTATTTCAAATCTTTTCATAACCTTTATTTCTATGTCGTGAATATACGAACAATCCCTTAGGATTCCAAATCTTTTTTAAGATTTTTTCGAGAATAAACTTTTTTACTGGGTTTAGTACGAGTAATCATTTTACGTCGCACGATTTGAGCTACGTGACGAACATCTAAACCATTTATTTTATGCTCTTCTTTCATCATGTGGTAAATATACGAAAGGGAGATGACAAAGCCACCTCCCTTTTTCATTTAGAATGATTTTAAATTATTCTAAACCCATTCTACTCATTTTTTCTTCCCACCATGCTTTAATTTGGGGCATAAAGTATTTTTTTCCTGAGGTAAGCATCCACCATTGACCTGAACCTGTAAAATTATGATTTTTAATAGGTTTACCTGATGGGTCCATTAATGTGGTTTTAACTCCACTTATCATAGGATTTTCTTCACTAGTAGAATCACTGTATCCTTTTACTCCTGGATCTCTAAAATAGTATGTAGAAAGGACTTTTACTTTATATCCATTACCTAGATCAATCATATCAATAGTATCAAAGGTATGATTAATAACCTCCCCACCTGCTATTTCTACATCACGTTGATTTATTCTCTCGCTTGAATATTCTTCTTCTTCATTTAAACGAGATTGAAAAGTGATTTTGTTTTCTACTAACCACTTACTAGCGTCAAAGTTATCTGCTTTTTTCATTTTATATTTTTATTTAATAATACCTGCTTTATATTGCATCTGACGCACAAATGCTTCATCAATATCCATTTTATCAGCAATATAGTTTTTATAATCTTCAACCATATCTTCAGATGTAAAATCTTCGTATTGAGTTAAACGTGAACCACCTGCTTTAACATCACGCATTACGGATTCTTGATATGTACTAAACATATCTTTTTCTTCAGGTTTAAGTTTTGATTCTACTTTATCAAGTAACATCATTACATGACCTTTAACGTCTTTAGCTTCATCAATAGATTCATCCATTTTTTCACTGCCTTGGAATAAAATACCTTCTAAAGCATCCGACATTTGTCTCTTACCATAGTTTTTGATATTATCCCATGAACCAGCATCTGCACTATAGAAATAAGCATAATCAGCACCATATGAATCTACCAAATCTGCTACTTCTAAAGTTGCTTGTTCTGGATCTAATTTGTTTAAATCTAATTTATCTGGAGTGTCTTGGTTTTTAGCTTCGATTTCACCTGTTTCGGGATCAACATAGCTAATGTAACCTTTGTTAGCAATTTCTTTTGCTTTTTCAGGTGTACTATAGAATGTATTTAAAGCTTTACCTAAGTTTTCAGGGTAGCCATCGTAATGGTTATAGGTTGAAGTTAAAACTCCATTTTCCATGTATCCAATTAAAGCACGTGTTGCCATTTTTTATAGTTTAATTATATGTGATAAATATATTAAATTTTGTACTTATTGCCAAATTTGGTGATAAAACTCTCTCCAATTCCTACCTCAAGCCACACTGCTGTTTCGGGGATACCTGGTAGTTTAACTTTAACATCGATTATCTCATCGATATTACGATTGTTGAACACTTTCATTTTGGTTTGAGCGTTTGAACGATTTGATGTTTTGAAGACAACTACTACTGGTTGATCCCCATATGCTTTACTTCTTGCCATTATCTATATTTTTTATTTATATAATCACCTTCATCATATGATTTAATAATGTGACACATTTTACAAAGTAGTTGATAATTACTTGGTTGTTCACCTTCTGGTGTACCTTTAATAGCTGGGTTGATATGGTCAACATCCATTGCTGTAATAATAGCTTTTAGATTAGTATCTTTATAATGATTAACCATATCTAAACCACAATGTTCACAAATTAAATCATTATTGATTACTTTTTCTACCTTATACATTAACCAAGGACGTACTGGAGCATTTGAAGCATATTTTTTATACTGAACGTGAGTTTCACAATATGCTTTAGAAACACCATTCATGTATTTTAGTGGTTCTTTTACACACCAGCTTACTTTGCACATTTTTCTACCTCCTTAATATGCTTACATTTACGATCTTTAGACCGCCATACGCCTGGACAATTACATTTAAAAGTAAGACCAACTTGTCGTACAATATAGAAACTACCTGGATCACTACTTGATTCAAATTTCCAAGTTTGTGGTTCTTGAGGTACTTCTGCTTTTTTAGGTTCAGGTTTAATCCAATTAATATCGCTTAATTGAGTATCAGGATGAACTTTTTGCCAACCAGGTACAATGTATTTTTGTTTGCTGATTGGAGATACAAATATAGCTGGAGCATACATGTGTTCAAAATCGTATTTAAAACGTCTTGCACCAACTGCTTTACCGAAACCAGGACCATGTGAGAATGGTTTATTGTCAGGCCAAGAAATAATCCTGTGCCTCCAATTACCGTACTTGTTTAAATTGCTAAACTTCCAAAGTGCCATAACCTTTATTTCTATGTCGTAAATGTACGAAAGAAATTTCAGGAAGCCAAATTTTTAATAAAAGAAAATTGTTCCGTTTTCACTGTCTACAAAACTACCATCTTCAAACTTATGTTTAAATCCAAGTGAATTAAATCTTTCGATCACATCATTTAAACGACCATTTGGACTATGATATTCCATAAGAATTTTAGACGTTATCTCAAATAATGAGTTAGGAGTACTATCAATAACATCCCATTCTGCTCCTTCAATATCTAGTTTTAATAGATCTATTTTATCCCACCCTAAATTACTTATAACTCGTTCTAGTGTTGTACATGGGATTGTTTTAGAATTTGGGTTTTCTGAATAAGCAAATTCACTATGGTGAAGATCTAATGTTGAGATAAGTGGATTATCTTCTTTCCAATATAGGGTAATATCACCTTCTTCTCCAGATAATGCTTTAGGGATGATTGTTACGTTAGGATTACTATAAAAATTTCCTGTTAGTGCTTTAACACTTCTATCATCACATTCGATTGAACATACTTGTTTTGCTCCACGATTTAAAATATACTGTGTAAATAAACCTACACTAGCTCCAGCATCAATTGTTTTTTCACAATTATTTAAATCAAAATCTTTGTATTTATCATATACAAAAAATTCTCTGTAATTAACAAATGATGGATGATAAAAATCATTTATATTTTGTTTATATTTGTATAGATTAGTATACCTAAAACGCAATATAATTCTATCTAATACTACACCTTCATCAATCAACTCAAATATAAAACCACCAAAATCTTCTCTACCAAAGTCAAACCCGTGTTTAGGAGTAGGTTGAAAAAAAACATACAAATCAGGTTGTACATTCCATAATTTCATCTTATATATTGTAGCTTCTAAATCAATGTCTTTAGCTATAATATAACCATCTTTTAAAGGATACTGGACACGAAAGTCAATTCGTTGTTCGTCAAAGTTGTAATTTACTAATTCAAATGTTTTCATGGGGTTACTACTCCTCTTTTACTTACTACTATACTAGATATTTTATTAGCGTATTCAATTGAAACTTTTTCTTCTAATGTTTCTAAAAATTTAACAGCAAAAGCTGCTACAAATGTATCTCCCGCCCCTGAAACATCTATTGTTTGTTGGGGATTATTTTGAGGGATTAATTCACCATTATAATAAGCTCCTTGAGAACCTAAAGTAACAATAATATTTTTAGGGTCCAAATGTTGATTATTTTTAGATTCACTTTCATTTAATTTAATAAATGAAAATTTATTAGCTATATCGGGGGTTAGTTTACGTTTAGTATCTAAAATAGATAATTTAGATAAATGACCAATATTCCATAAACTGGTAGTATCTAAAAATCCTTTATTATAATCACTTACAATTACTAAATCTGAATCTTTAATGATGGTTTCAAAATCTTTAGTCCATTTGATAGGGGTTATGTTTTCTTCACCTTCATCAAGTCTAAGAAACATATGGTTAGATTTTTCCTCTACATAACGAGTTTTAGTAATAACCTCAGTTTGTCCTAAAAGCATAGTGATGTAATTAGGTTCTAATGCTTTTAAATTAGCAACCACATTACCGGCCATACCCGAGTTTTTAGTGGTTTTACACGGAGTTAAAATGGGTACTGGTGCCTCAGGAGATAATCTATTTATTTTACAATAAACAAATTTATCAACACAGGTTTCCCCTATCACTAGAACTTTCATCTATTTCAGATTCTTTTAATAACTGTATATCTAAACTTAAAGCAATACAAAGACGCTCTAATGCCTCCCAATCATAAAACGCTATTTTAGCTAAAATGTCGTCAGGGATAGAGTTAAAAAAGTCGATTGCGTTTCCATCAATCTTCATCCTCGTACAACTCTTTTAACCAAGTGGGTTGTGTATTTTTCTTTTTGGGTTTAATCTTACGATCGCTTAACCAAATTTTTAAGCAGTCTAATTTTGCGCGATTACTAGTTTTACTCATAACTTAATTTAATTTAAATTTATTTTAGGTTGTTAAGAACTTTATTATTAGCTTCCATTCTTTTAATAAACTTCAGTTGGGCTTTACGGCTTTTTGGCTTCGCACCCAATATTCTTTTTTTTACTGAGCTTGCCATAATTAATTTTTACCTTGTCCTACTGACAATTTTTTATAGTTTTTACTTTGTTTTAATTTACTAATTTTTGTTTTTGCATGAACTCCAGGACGTGAAACTTTGGGTTTTTCTTTTTTTGTTGCAATTGTTTGCGACTTTGCTTTTGCCATTGACTGATTAGGGGTTAAAATATACCCTAATACATATCAAAACAGATCTTTAAGTTTTTCTCTTTGCACAGTTGCTTTAACTACTTCAACATAATTACCTGCTTCAGCATAGTTTTGACCCAAATACAAATAATATTCTTCTTCAGTATCAATTCCACCTAAATAACGGCACTGATAAAAAGCATAATCATAAACTGATTGATACCAATCATCATAATAGGCATGGTTATTTTGAGTACCCTTAGCAGTATTAATTCGAACATTTGCTTGTTTCATTCCAAACAAGTTATTGTTTTCTTTAAATACTTTACTTTTAAAATTACCTGTCTCAATAATTGATTGAGCCATTACAATATGAGGAAATTTAACATTTAAACGTTTTAGTTCGTTAGCAAATTTCTCTTTTGTAAATTTGGTTTTTTCTTTTTCAAGACTCAACACAAGTAATTCACGTTCATACTTATCTAATGCTTGGATACGAATTAAGCGTCCCAAGCTAAATGAGATAACTAATAGTACAATAACGGTACTTAGAGCGATTTTCATTTTTTTCCAATCACGTTTCCAGATCAGGTGTTCTTTGTCGTACTTATAAAACATAACTTTTATTTTTGGGTAATATACAAAAAAAGATTTGGGGAACCAAATTATTTTTTGGATTTTGATATTTCATTTACAATAGTTGAAATATCTTGATTTTTTAATTCGTTTATAATATTAACTATTTTTTGGCATTCTTCATAACGTTCCTCACGAACATAATACGGTAAATTTTCCTCTAGTGTTTCGGCAAAATATTTACGTTCAACAGTAATATCATAAATTTCTTCTTCTTCTAAACAAGTTATAGATAATACATGGACGTGTTTCTTTTTACCATTAATATTATTTAAAATTCCACTTACAATAGCTTCTGAAAGACGAAAGTCTTTATTGTCTACCATTTCCTGGAATTCATCTGTGTTTTGTACTGTGATTTCAACTGCCATAATTAAAATAATTTAAAGAAGTCTGTGTTAATGTTTTTTTCTTTTAGTCTACTAAGTTTTTCTTGTTCTTCAAGAGTTTTAGTAGCTAATTTTTCAAGATGTTTTTGTTTTTGAACATCAAAGTCATTTACAATAGCATCGTGTTTTTTGTTTTTGTTTTTCTTTAGTAATGGTACTCGCTTCTTTTTCATATTCTAGAGATAAATTCACTACCATCATCAACTGGTTTAGGTTCATATAATCCTAATTCTTTAAGTCGTTGTTGAGTATAATCATCTACTTCCCAATCAACTTTAGATTCATTTTTAATTAAATGCTCTTCTAAACCTTCAAGTTGTTTGTCGCTAAATATGTCTCCAATCTGGAGGAAATAGCAATTATAACAAAGCATTTCTAGGTTTTCAAGACGATAATGTTGTTTGTTTCCGTCTTTAAAATGCATTAAAAGTGGCATTTTATAGTCTAATAAGCGATGCTCGTGGAATCCACACGAATAACATTCCTCCTTCATATAACCCTCTTGTAATAATCTATATTTGATTTTATTAGGGTTAAATGAAGATGGATCTATTCTACCTTCAATTAAGTCAAGTAAAGCAAAATCTTTTCTTGGATTACCATTACTTAAAAACTTAGGAATACCTTTACCTGATTGATTTTTATGTTGTTCAAATAGATTAGGATAACCAGGTTCAGTTGCTTCATACCTCCTAGCCCACATTTTGTAATGTATATAAGAACAATTCAAATAACGCGCAGCGGCCTTATTTGATTTAGTTTTAGCCATAGCAGCTAAAATTAGTTCTTTACCAAGTGGTTTTGCTTTAGGCATTATTCATCAAAATTAGGTTGTACTGGGTCATTTGATTCTCCATCAAAATCTTGTACTTCTGCTTTAGGAGAACTAGCTACTATGCGTTTTAATTTTCCTTCTTGTTCCATGTAGTGTTCATAATCCTCAGGTTCCATAAACACAATGTCTACCCAAGTATCATCTTTTTCAACGTCTCCATTTAAGACTGTAACTCCACGTTTCATGCCTGTGTTGGAACAATCTACGCAAGTAGTTGTATTAGGGAGAATTTCTACACGTTTCGGGTGGATTTGTTCACCACATCCTTTGCAATACTTTGCCATAACCATAATTATATAACTTTTATTTAAATTCGATTTTTTTTAGTAAGTCCCAAAGTTGTTCTGGGTTTTCAATTAAGTGTTCTTCTGTTATTTCTTTTTCGTGGAATGTAACTTCTATAGGGAGTAATTCTCCTTCATCATTAAGACGTTCAAATAACCACCATAAAATTATATTACCCTTCCATTCACCATAATGTAAAAATATTAAATTTTCAATAATAAGATAAAAAGATTCTTCATATGATGAAATACCTAAATTCATCTCTTCCTCCATAAAATTAGAACGTTTCCAACAATCATCAACTAATTGGATAATATCTAGGAATACTTCCTTTTCAGTTGGTTCGTCGTTACGTTTTTTAATATTAATATTTTTACCAAATGGTTTCATATAAGTGTTTTAACAGCGTATAATTTTAAGAAAGTTTTAAGATCTAATTGTTTACGATCAGCAAAATATTTAGCTGCCTCTAAACGAGAAAATCCTACCCTCCGATTAATTATTTCTTCTTTTTTATCTGTTTTACTATAAAATCCAAATACCATAATTTTGTTGTTAATATAATGAATAAAATTTAAATTTCCAAATTTAATTAAATAATTTCGTGTTCAATCTCTATATCTGAAAATCCCCAAGTGTCTAGATTTTCTGTTTTTTCTTGGAATGTAACTGCTCTATGGTTGTCATTTGCTTTTTTATTAATACCTTCAGCAAATCCACCACCGCCCCATCCTTTAGAACCGTGATTAATATGAAACATTGGTGGATCAAAAATTGCTTTTAAACCAAAACCATGTTTAACGGATTTCTTTTGGACATTAGTATCAGCATATAAAGGATAAATTAAATCTTCTTCAAAACCTTTAATTTCATCCCAAATATGTTTAGGAGCGATTTGAAAATCTCCACAACAGTTAATTAAACTATAATCATCTCCATTAACTGTTTTTTCTTCAACCATTCGTTTTTCAGAATTAACATAAATATAATCTCTTAACTTATCCCATTCTTGATATTTCATTTCACCACCATGGAATTCTTTAATAATATCCCAAGTAACTTCTCTACGACTTAAAGTAATCATAGTATTACCATCACTATCATTAATTATTTTTTCGATATCTTCTCGTTTTGGATGGATAATATCAATATTAGTAGAAACTATATAATCACCTGTTGATCTGCGAATACCTATATTTCTAGCTAATACTTCACAACATAATTGAGCATGCGAATCAAATCTAGTAAGATGAGAGGCAGCTGAAGGAGGAATAACAAAATGTTTAAGATTACCCTTTAACTGGAGATTGTCTTGAATATCCCAAAGAAGACTATGAGTTGGTGAATTCCAATCTACATAGATTACCTCATCATAAGTGTTAATTGCTGAATTAATAGCGTATGTTGCTCGTTCATTCAAATGACCGCCGTAGTTATCATTTCTAGATACTATTATTGCTGTTATTTTCATTTTGTAAATTGTTTTCTATAAACATCCCAGAAACATTGAGTAGCTTCAGGTAGGTGATAATAATAATGTTCTAGATCATTTATCAAGTTAAGAGTACCTCGGTAACCAATTATTTCATTTTCTAAGTTAGTTACTAGATCTTGTGGATTACGAGCTTGATAAACACTTGCTTTATTATAAATTACTGAGTTAGGGAAATAATGTTGTACAATATAAGCTCCCCAAATATCATCCATCCTACCAGCATGAGGTAATACAGCATAATAAGGTAATACTTTACGTGCTAAGAATGTATTTTGTGAATTAAATGGTGATATTTCATTAGAACCAAAGGGCTCAAATCTATCAAATTTAGCAACAGGTTTCTTACTTAGACGACATAAAGCATCAATATCAGGATCACCATCCCAGAAATCAGCTTGAATTAATACCTCACGATATACTTTACCTAAGTACTCAATATCATTTTTTCTAGGAACATACTCAATTGGGTAACCACGATGCCAAAGATCATTATGGTTAGTAGGTGAAATAGGATCAAATACATCATATTCTCTATGACTGTAGTTATCAATTTCAATAGTTTGTCCTACAAATACTTCATCACCCCAATTATCATAAGGAATGTTATCATCATCAATTGTAGCTACAACATCAGCACCTTGGTCATAAGCAAATATAAAACCAATATTTCTACGTTGAATACTTCTCCAACCAATAGTTTCACTTAATTCTGGGTAGAATTGTTCTTGTTGTTCTGGAGAGAGATAAACTACATTTCTGTATTTTGATTCAAGTTCTCTATATAGATCATGAGGTGTTTTTGTATCACCTACAATAATAAAAGTCCAATCCTTTTCTTGAGCTATCTTACAAAATCTAAGAGTAGCTAATGTTGGGATATTAATAGTAGTTGTAACTATAAATTTATTCATATTATTTGTATACTTGTTTATTAATCCATTCAAATGTTTTTCTTATACCTTCATAAAGTGGTTGGGTAGGTTCCCATCCCATTTTTTCTTTAAAAAGTTTATTATCTGAGTTTCTACCTCTAACTCCTACAGGACATCTAAATCCATATTTAAGTTGGAATTCTTCACCTTCAATATTTTTAATATATGATCTTTCTTTTTTATTAGCAATTTCAAGAGCCATTTCTGCTAATTGGTTAATTGTAACCATTTCTTCAGAACCAATGTTTACAGGACCTTTAAAATCATCTTGACGCATAAAACGAAGTACTGCTTCTAAACAATCATCAATGTATAGAAAAGAACGTGTTTGTTGACCATCTCCCCATACTTCAATATACTCATCCATTCCTACTTCTGCTGCTTTTCTACACATTGCCGCTGGTGCTTTTTCTTTACCACCAATCCATGTTCCCATAGGACCAAAAATATTATGGAAACGAGCAACTCGAACATCTAAACCATAATTACGATTAAATGCTAAGAATAAACGTTCACTAAATAATTTTTCCCAACCGTATTCGGAATCGGGGTTAGCTGGGTAAGCTGATGATTCTTCACAGTTTGGATTATTAGGATCTAGTTGATTGTGCTCCGGATACATGCACGCTGAAGAACTATAAAATACACGTTTAACTGATTTTTTAGCGGCTTCATGAGTAACGTTTAAATTAATCAAAGCTGAGTTATGCATTACATTTGCATCATTTTCACCTGTAAAAATATAACCAGCACCACCCATATCAGCTGCTAATTGATATACTTCATCAAATGAATTTACATTATCCGATTCTGAGGTTTGGTTTGGTGACATCATTATTCGAGATACTAACATAGGATCTCTTAAATCACCACAAATATATTCATGACAAATGTCTTCATGATTCCAATATTCGTGTTTTTCTTTAATATCTACAATACGAACCCAAAAACCTTCATCTTTGAGTCTTTTGGCTAAGTGGCCTCCTATAAAACCACCACCACCTAATATAAGTGCTTTTTTCATAATAAAATTTTAAAATATTCAACATGTGAGAATTCCAAATCGGGGGCATATTTGTTATATGCTAATTGAGTATCAAAATGGATTGAATGAGGTAATCTAGAGTATAATTCAGGATTACCTACAGGTTTTGTATGGACCATCTTTATAGAATCTATTATAGCTACCTTGTCCGTAGGATTTCCTAATAAATAAGGCCATATACTATCTAACCCCCAAGAAGAATAGTTTACATCAAATGTTTCTTTGAGTTGTAATGCTGTCTTTAAATTCATTAAAGGAGCCATTACTTCAACAAAGTTAGTATACCTCAATAAAGAATCTTCTTGTGGTACTGTTATTTGATGAGAAGCATACCCTAAAAGAGCTGGTTGGCAAATGTATAAATCATACTGCTTAGCTGTCTCAAATAACTTATTTATATCCTCAGTAGTAATCTTTAAATCATCGTCTGGAAACCAAATATACTCGTATTGTGAAAACCATTCTAGATTATCTTCAATAAAAGCTTTAATTAACCACCATTTAAAACCTTTAGAGGCATAAACATGTGGAGTGTCTTTTAAATAAGATCCTGCTTTTTCTAAATTATCTCCGTAATAAAGGAGAACTAAATCAAAGTTAGGTTTACCCTGAATCCACTCTGAGTGAAGAGAATTATCGCCTGCTGGGGATAGTATTAGGTTCATACTTTGTATTTACTTCTGCCGGTTTGTTCAATTTTATCGTACAAATTATTTTGAGCAATTTGTCGATCTATTTGTTTTGGATGCAATATACAAAATAATTCTTCAGTAGGCAAGAAAACATATGTTTTATGTCCTTCAATTTTACTATGAAGTAAACCATCCCACTTTACCCAATCACAGTTTCTATAAAGACGCATTTGCCAATCTGGGAAGTTGACCCATCCTTTTTCATTAACGTTCCACCTCCATTTATCAATCCATTCTTGGGTAAGTCCCTCTACGGTATTGATTCGAGGCATAATGAATAAATCTATTTCATTATTTTCTTCTAACAAAATAGGAAGCATTTCTAAAAACTCAGGTTTAACTAATTCATCAGCATCAAGTTGAAGAATATAGTCCCCAGTACATTTAGAATTTAAATAGTTTTTCTGGGTGTGGTCGCCATCAAAGGTTCTATACTCAAGTTTAATTAGATCACTAAATTCGTTTAATATTGATTTAGTTCTTTCATCAGTAGAGTAGTCGTCAACTATAACAATCTCGTCTATATCACGTTTATATGTGAGTAATAACGCAAGTAATTCGGCAATATACTCACCTTCATTGTGAGTTAAAATAGCATAACTAATTTTCATCTAAAAATTTATTTAATTTTGAAACATTCATACTTACATTTAAAGGTACTCTAATATCTTCATTGTAAATAGGAGAAACTTTAGGGTTAGTTTTTTTAGCTAAACGATGCATACTTTTAAATTCGGTTCCAACATTAAATAAACCTTTAGCATCTTTTTCAATTAGCTTAATATAATAATCAACAATTACATCTACATAATCAAAATTACCTAAGTGATTTACCCAAGCACCTTTATAAGGAAATGGAGTAGGTTTATGAGTACCCCTTAAAATTAAATAATTTTTTCCTTTAAGTTCAATATAGGCATCTCCTAATAACTTTGTGTAAGCATAATAAGTAGCTTGATGGACTGGGACTTCTTCTTCACTTGGTATACCAATTGAATTAGTATAGACATAGTCTGTAGATACATGGACTAGTTTTTTATTGTGGTTATTACAATAATCTATTAAATCGACTACTGCTTTGTAATTAACATCCCAATGCAATTTTTTATTATCATCATATGTTTTTGTATAAGCAATACAATTGATGATAGTATCATAAGGCAATAATTTATGTGCCCAAGTAATAATATTTGTTAATTCAATACCATCAACAGAGCGGGATAATACATCCCACCCTGTTTGTTTGGCTAATTCTTTACCTAAAATTCCGTTTCCTAGAATTACTGGTTTCATTTAGAAAAGAATTCTTTGATTTTATCGCAGACATAATCTACGTCCTCAATAGTCATTCCGTGGTGTGCTCCTAACAAGAAACCATTTTTCATAATAGTATCTGCATTTTTAAAATCTTGTAGGAACTCTCTATAAGCTGGGTGGCGTGTTACGTTACCAGCAAATGTTACACGAGTTTGAATATTGTTGTTTTCTAAGAATGTAAGTAAATCAAAGCGATGTTCTGTTTGAAACGGAATAGCTAGCCAGTTTGGTTTGATTGAATCGTCTGGGAGAATTAAATCACCTACACCTTGAAGATTTTCAATGTAGCGTTCAATGTTAGCTCTACGGATTTGCTCGAATTTTTCAAAGCGGTGAAGTTGAACCAATCCAAAAGCAGCATTCATTTCACTTGCTTTCATATGATAACCTAGTACTGAGTATAGGAATTTATGATCGTAAGGAATACCATCTACCATGTGGTTAAAGCGATCATCCATGATTTCTGAATCATCACCCAAACGTCCCCAATCACGGTATTGTAGCGCTAAAGTAACGTGTTTTTTATCATTAAACATTACCATACCACCTACTCCACCAGCTGTAATTACGTGTGAGGCATAAAAACTAGTTGTAGCAACATCTGATTCAGGGGTTTCAGTAATTGTATCAGCTGAATCTTCAATTAAGATAATATCAGTTCTACCTAACAATTTGATTTCTTGTTTTAAACGTTTCCAATCTGGTTTATTTCCAATCAAATTAGGTAACATAATTGCTTTTACATCTGGAGTAATAGCAGCTACAACTTGATCAATATCAGCTACATAATCATTTAATCCTACATCTACAAATTTAGGTTTATAACCTAATTGAATAATAGGAGCCAATGTGGTTGAAAATGTACAAGCCGGAGTAATAATTTTACATCCTTTAGGTAAATTCAAAGCGGCAATAGCTAACAAACATGCTGATGAACCTGAGTTAACAAATACACCATATTTTTTACCAAATCGTTTAGCAATTTTTTCTTCAAATTCAACTGATTTAGGACCTTGTCCACCTAACCATCCTGAGCGGAGTGATTCTTCTACTGCTTTAATTTCTTCTTCTCCATAAGATTCAAACTTATAGGGAGCGTACCATATTTTTTTCATAAATTTTATTTTTATTCAGGTAAAACACCAATATAAGAAAGAGCTTCTATAAAATCACGTTCAGGGAACATTTGAAGAGTAGTCATATCCATTCTCCACTCGTAAAATTTTCCTGGTTGGTTTTTAATAGGATATTTTTCTTTTTCCTCTTCAGTAACAGGAACTGCTTTAACAGCTCCCCATCCCCACTGATCTTTAGAGGGACCATTAGCAAATATCATACCTTGGGTAGGAACATTTACTGATGAAGGCATCCAAACGTGACCATCATCATCTTTACCTAATAAATCCTTATACAATTCAGGAAGTATGGAAATTTGTTCTTCAAAAAATGTTTCACCTTCTTTCATTAATGAGTTAGTTTGAAAACCACACCCATAACAAAAATAAGTTTTAATATCTTGATTCACTTCATCAACATAGCAGGCATCTGAGCCACAATGTGCGCATACAATTAGATTATCCATTTTGTTCTACTTTTTTAAGTTTTGGCATTTCGATTTTTTTCAGTGAAGGTAGTTTTAAACTTACTTCTTTAGGAAACTCAGGGATATTATCTGTTAAAATAGTATCAATTTTTTCCTTCATTTTATCCCAACTAAAGTTGGATTTACTATAATATGCTTGGCGTTTTGCTTTGTCAGTATAGTTTTTATAATTTTCAAATACATCCTTAAGGAAGTAACCTACTTGACCATGGTCTGCTGAGAACCATTGAGAATCTTTTAATAGAAACTGATTAGCAGCGCTTTCATGTACATTTGTTAATTGACCTTGAATTAGATTTACAAAATCGGGATTCAAGAAATCCATATGTCCAGACCATCCTGTAGTGATAATTGGTTTTTTGGTCAAACTAAATTCAAGTAGTGGACGACCAAAACCTTCACCTTTAGTTAAGCTAACCATAGCTTTTACTTTAGAATGGTTATATAATTCATTCATTTCTACATCTGTAAATTCCCCATGTAACAAATAAACATTAGGTACATTTTTAGAGTTTACAGTTTTAAGAATTTGTTTAATCTTTTTAAGAATTTCTTCTCGGTCCATATAAGAGGCACCTACTTGAGAAGTTTTTAAGATAAGTGCTGGTTTGTTTTGTTTGTTTTTAAATACTTCATAAAATGCTTTAACTAACAAACTTACATTCTTTCTATCTTCATTAAAATCACCTGTAATCCAGTGACCTACAAACAAATATGCAAATTTTTCTTTAATTGAATCTAAATTAATAGTTTTAACTTGGTGAGATTCAATAACTTTGTAAATGTCTGTGTTTGCTCCTTCAAACAACACTTCCATAGGTTTAGATAATTCAACTGTACCTTCAAGAACATTTGTTTGTTTGTTTCTTTTTTCGTATTTAGAATCTACAAATACTTTTTTAGAATGTTCTGAAGAAACAATGTTAAGATCCATTCTGTTACATCCTTCAATCCATTCAGGTGCACATAAAGTAGTTTCAATACCAGCTGTAAAACCAATATTATATTTTCCTACTGGTTGGAATTCATTAGGTACAGTTACCTGAGCCCAAATTTCTGGTTGTTTAGGAAGTTGATTATTAGGGAGTTGTAGATCTAAAAGGAATTTCCATTCTGGATTGTCTTCACAAAATCCAAACGGTGTACCTCCCCAACGTTGGGAAATCAATCTTACATTATATTTATCAGATTCTACAATGGCTTTAATTAAATCTCTTGAACGAGCACCATAGCCACTATAGGTGTCAAAAGGAGAACTTATTACAAATAACGGTTTCATTAATATAACAATTTATGGTTTACAATTCTATCTTCTACTTGATTAACATTAATCAATTCATATTTTTCTCTCGGTTTCCAAGTTTCAAATAGTGTATTAAATGCTTCAATAACTCTTGATGCTTGGTGTTTTGCTGTAAATCCAGCTTCATCACCAATAGCCCATTCACGGCCAGCTAAACCTACTTCTTCACGACCTTCTTTACCTAAATTATAAACAGCCATAATTTGTTCAGCTGCATCTTCTGAGGTGCATCTATCATCCCAAATATAAGGTGTTGGTGGTGAACCAACTAATGAACGATTTGTTGGATATACTGGGAAAGCCCATTTACCGTGTTTTTTATAGGTTCCGTTATGATTTGAAGGGAAATCTGCATCAAAATCAATCCAAGTACCATCTTCAAATTCAAAACGCATTTGATCTTGCATACCACCTGTTACGTTAGCAATAATAGGTAAACCACATAACATAGCTTCCGTTAAACTTAATCCCCAACCTTCATTTGATGTTAACAAAATCTGAGCATCACAGCTGTTATACAATAAATTCATTCCATTAGCATCAAAACGATCTCCAGTATAAATTACATTGTATTGTTCTCCATTTAAAATCAATTCTTGAACTGCTGGGAGATCTGTACCGTGTTCACTTACTAATTCGGTATGAAGTACAAATGCACATTTTTTAGCTTGTTCAATAGACAATTTATCAATAAAGTATCTATAAGCTAACATCGCATCTGGAATTTGTTTGCGGCGAATATTTCTAGAGTTAAAGAACAAAACAAAATCATATTCTTTACCTTGGAATAATTTCTTTTTAAATTCTTTTAATTGTTCATCTTCTTTACTCAAAGGTTTAAAAATATCATTATTCAAACCGTGAGGAACATAACGTAAAATTCTACTTTCCGCTTTATCTCGTAATACAAGTTTATTGATGTTTACTGTTTGTTTTGAAATACCCATCAACAAATCACATGCCTCATAAAATGCTTTATTGTAGTGAGGTGCTGGATAGTCATCCCAAATGTTTAAGTAAGCAATAGGAATGTGTTTACGGATTTCATTTTCAATAGCAAACAACCATGTAAAGTAACGAGGATCAGTAATCAACATAATAGCATCAGGTTGTTCAGCTTTAATTAAGTGACGAACTAATTCTGGAGTACCGTATCCTGTAACTGGATACATAATTACTGAAGAATCATCAATACCTGCATTTACGTTTGTAGATTCTGAAAGATCTAAACGTTTACCTTCTTCTGGGTGTTTTACTGCTCCACCAATGTTTACCCAATTGAAATGATGGGAGGTGTGAATTACAATTTCTCTACCTACTGTTGCAATCCCCGAATGAACTCGGATATCGTCACAAATAAGTAAGATCTTTTTCCTTTGCTCTTTTGGCAAGTGTTCAAAACTATTATTCATGTAACTAAATTTGTTGTTTTTTTAAACGTCTAGGTTGTTGTGATTGTGAATTTTTTTTCTAAAATCGTCATCGGTAAGATACAAATGAATAGCTCGATCAGCAAGCTTTTGTAGGGAAAATTTGTATTTTACGCAAGAGATTTTAAAATTCTCAAACAACTCGCTCTGTACTTTAACAGAGGTTAGTGTCATATCTTTTTTACTCATAGCTTTTATTATTTAATTATCATATATAAATATATAAAGAGATCCTTAAGTTAATCCCTTATCGCAAAGCTCTTTATTATTTTTAAAAGGACAGAACCTACAATTATGTGCTGAAGGTTGTGGGAGATGGTTTCTGGAATTATGAGAACCATCGGCATTAAATACTTCTCCAATAAATTCATTAATAGCATTATATGCTTTATTTAATTTTACTTTACCTGAAGCTGGTTTGAATTCTTGTATTCGTGGGATTGGGAAATCACTATTTTCCCAGATTTTACGTTTTACAATAAAGAATTCTATTTCAATATCATCTACAGGAACGTTAAATTGTTGAGCAAAGAATTTCTTATAAAGAATTAATTGAAATTGTTTTACTTCATCCTTCTTTTCCTTATCACTCCAACCTTTAGTAGAAGTTTTAATATCAAGGATCTTAATCTTATTGAAAGTTTCATTGTATAATACTACGTCTAAATACCCTTTATATAAAATGTTTGGATATTGAGGATTAGGATTAACCATAAGAGGTAACTCACATCCTATTAGATGCCAACCTTTTTTTCCAAAATATCCATTTCGTCTTTTCTTTAAAAAATCTAAAATAGATAAACCATCTTCAAAAAACTCATTCATTTCAATTGAGTTACTAAAATGGGTATTATTATTTGATTTGTAATCTTTTAAATAAGTTTCTCTGAATCGTTCTTCAAAATATTCTTTTAAATCAATCCGGTCTGCTGCAGCACCACTAACCTCGTATATAGTTGTTATATAATGTTGTATTGCCTCATGTAACGCCGTCCCGAAGGTCATGTGAATCGATTGTTCAGACGTGTAATGACCGTCTCTATACTGTAAAGACCATTTGCGAGGGCAACTTTGAAACACAGAAAATTGACTATATGAAACTGCCTTTTCAAAGGCATAATTCATTTCTCGTAAAGGTTGATTTTTAATCTGCTTTACTATTTGTGGTATTTTTTTCTTTTTAGCCAAAACTTAATTGTGTACAAATAAACACTTGTCAATAAAAACAGGATTTAACTCGTGTTTCATATTTTCTACTAATGTTCCATCAGCTGCTGCCTCGTGTTTATTTATTGAATATTTTTTTATAACTTCACTTTTTGTTGCAAATTGGCCCCAATCAATATAACTGTGTTGAATTTTAGGAACAAAATGTCCATAATCTTTTTTATTATGACTATGAACATTGCTATATTTTCCTAAAATCATCTCCCAATATACGAAATTAGCTTCAGGATTCCTAATGATTTCTGAATTGATTTCTTCGAGTAGAATAGGCATAAAGTAATTATCATCGTTTGTATGAATAATCCAATCACCTGTTGCTAATTGAGTACCCACTTCTCTACCGTAGTGACCCCAATAACCATATCTTACTTCTGTATTTGTATATTTGAATCTAGAATTACCTATTAGGTCTCCTAAAGCTTTTTCGTGTGAGGGATTTGGGCCATCATGTACTAAAATGACTTCCCAATTAGTATAAGTTTGACACCAAATGCTTTGGAGCAAACACTTTAATAGATGTGTCTGCTCCCAGCAAGGTATAACAAAACTAAATTTTATTTTTTCCATTTACCCTTCATTACTAACTGAGCAATAATGCCGTAGTTAGAAATGTCAATAAAACTATCGATCATTGGTTCGTCTTGAACGTAATTACGACCTTTACGCTTTAACATGTTTTTTAAGCGGTTTATTTTGTCATTACAACGCAACCAAATACCAGTCAACGATAGATTAATATCTTCAGCATCTTCAAGTGGTGAACCAAGAGCAATATTACTCAAACCATAATCCATCATTTTTTGAGCAAAAAGTTCGTATTGTTCTTTTTGTGTTTCTTTAAATGCCTCAGCAAGTGTAGGATATGTTTTTTCAAAATCCGTAATTGCTTTTTGAGTTCCAGTATAATCGTAACCTGTATTTTCTGTAATCATATTACTAGTTCTTTTAATAACTTATTTATTTCTTTTTCTTGTACTCCTTGTTCGAACAAAATTGCATGAACACCTTCTTTTCGGAGAATATAAGTATATTCTTCGGCTTCTCCAAGGGAGATAGTAAAATAATTTGCAACGTGTTCTAACACAGTTTGTGGTGTTTTTTTCTTGGAGGATTTGATGTACTTCAGAAACATTTTTTTCTTTGGGATCATGGAACGGTAGGTATTATATATTAGTTTTTTTTCAGTAAGAGGAAATTTTTGCACAACATTTGTGATATCAATATATCCCTCATACATACTCAAAAACCGGTGAACCATGTAAGAATTGAACGATTCTTGTTGATCTTCGGTAAAATCTTCCCAAGATTTTTTATGGTATGTTATCTGATCAAGCCAATCAAATATTTTCATCACTGAACTCGTCTCTTAGTTCTTTAGGAAGCAATTCTACTAATACTTTACCAGTAACTACATCAAAAAAACAGGGAACAGGAATAATTCCATCTTCAGAAGTACCAGTTACAAAACGAGATACTTTACGAAGGATTACACCTTCTTGAAATACAGCATTGCCTTCAGGTGACAATACGGGGCGAGTGTTCTTAATATCAATATTAAGATTCATTTGTTGTTGTTTGCTCATTTTTATATTTTTTATAATCTAAGTAAAATCCTATTGCTACAATAATATTCATACCAAATGACATAAGGATTTCATGTATGTCTTGGTATACATTCATAGTTAAGTGAACATGTCCTATCATCCAGAACGGTATGGACAAGTTACTTGATATCCAAGTTAAAAGATATACTATGAAATGTCTCACAATTTTGAGTCTGGTGTTTTAAATAAACGTTTTACTTGTTCTGAGACTGGGATTGGTGTTCCTTCATCGTCTACTCTAACAAATGTCATGTGAGTTTTTAAAACAACTTCTTCATCACCTCTAAACACATTGTATGTTCTAGCTTCTACATTAAAAGTAGCTGATGTTGTTCCTATTTTAGACATACAAGCGTATATTTTAATCAAATTACCTTCTTTAGCTGGTTTTTCGAATACACATTTATCAATAGCTAC